AGGTTCTACGGTGTCGCCTTGGAGATTGTGAACGTAGATAACGCCCACGGCTGAAATGAGTTGTTTTTTCATCTTTCGGAGTAGTTTTTACACGGACGCTTGCGGGCCGTTATCCGCTTTTGGAGTTTGTGGCAATACATTGTATAGCCTATATTGTCGTAGTATTGGCATTGTGAGCAATGTGGTATGCGCTCTTGGTAGTGCCGACACGTTTCTATTAGGTGTTTATCACACGCATAAAATTTTGGCGCGGTTGGCTGTAAGCACATACCCTCGTAATAATGCACACATCGGATAGGTATGCGTTTAAGTTTCTGGCTCATCGTTTCCTGTTTCTACGTTTATCAAATATTGCATAGGGCGATTGATATGATTTTCGCTTAGGAGCGTAGGATTGGGCCTTTTTTATTAATTGGCTCAATCGTTGCATTACCTTGTCCATTTCAAAGGCGGTTATGCAAAAATACCTAAATGCGTTATTTAGGTTTTCTAACGCCTCTTTGATTGTCTTTGGTTGATTTTCCATTTTTGAGTAATTCTGGATTGTCGTATATGTTGCCTAACACCTCTATACTATCGCATACCAAATCAAAATCCATAAGTGGGATAGTCAGATAAGGCGTTTCTTTTAGAGATTCCATTAGTGGGTATTCCGCTTTATAGAGCCTTATGCCATAGCAAGCCAACTCCGACATATAAACTACTACGCCCTCGCAGAAACAATCTTGGTCGGGCATAACACCACCATTGCATATATCATCATACTTATAGTCAATGGAGATATAATCGCCCTCGTATAGCTCTTTATCGTGCTGGTCGTATAGCCCGATAAATTGTCCTTGTGTATTAGCATCCACGGGACCGGCAAAGCCGTGTTCATGGTCGCAGATACATAGTTGTAACCCTTTGGCAGTGCTGACCGGATATAGATAACCATAAGCCCAATTATCGGCCTTGTTATTATTTAAGCATTTTGCCCTGTTCTTGATTGTTCTATTCATGGTCGTTGGGGAGTTGGGGCAGGGGCTGCCAGTGGGTAACTTGTGAGGCTGTGTCTTGTGCGCTCCAATACCATACGCCGCTTTGCGCCTGTCCTAAGAGCTTTGCAATTCGTATGGTCGAGCGACCGGCACCACTTTCTACGATAAGAACGCGAGATTTGAGTGGCGGGAGTGCCTCGCTTGTGCTTATCCAGCCGTTGCAGTTTTTGTTGTCGGTCTTGCTCATTTCGGATTCTGTTTATAGTTATCACATTGGTATCGGCCGCGATTGAAATACTTGTCGAGCATGGAGCAATACAAGGTTGCTCCATATATGCGGCAATGCTGACAGTTTCGGCAAAGGGGGATTTTAGCCATTTTTCTTTTCGGATTTTAAGTAGCGTTCACACTTATATTTGTTGTTTTGTTGCGTCCGGCACCGATAGGAACAAAAGTAGGAGCTACCATATCGGGACCCGTGGCGGCACGAGGCGCATAGGGATTTACTTGTTGCCATTGCCAGCCTCCTTTCCTGCTTTGTGAACGCCTTGCACATATCCGCGCTCAACTCGGCGTATATCGTTATATTTTGCTTGTGCCGGAGTTTCTATAACCTCAGTAGGGCTATCAATAAAGCGAATATCGCGGCCCGTTCTCTCGGCTTCCTCTGTAAGTATTTTGCGTAATGCGTCTTTGATTGCTCCCATTCTTTTAGCCGTTATTTGTGTAATACTGAATTTGGAACACTTTTAAGATTTAAGATAAATCCTAACTTAATGTGCGGATTCAGCGCGTCAATTCCCCAGCGATTGATTATGGTTATCACTGTTTCAAATGCGCGTGTTCCACTCACATTGTATTTTGCTATCGTTGGCGCAAATGCCAGCCTATCGGCATTTGAAAGAGCCATGAACTCGGATATTTCCATTGTTGTAGTGTTTAGTCGGTGATACGATAAAAGTAAGCGTATTCCTCATCTTTGAGGTTTTCATTGGCGTAGTTGTCGGCTTGCTCCCACAACTCATTATAGAGATTGGCTAACACGTTGGCTGCGCCTTTCTCCGGGTTGTAATGGTAGGCGATTTTGTGGTTGAGTACCATTACAAGCTCGGTAAGGTATTTATAGTTGCCTTTCCATTCCGCAAATGCACGTTTGAAAGTGTCGCGGATTGCGGCGGGACCGAATTTGTCGGCAATAGAAAAGTCTTGCCAGAACGTAGTGATAGGCGTGTAGCCTAAATCCTCGGCCATAGTCCAGCGCGGGATTTTGATAGAAATTTGTTTTGTTGCCATATTCTTGTAGGGTGTTGCGTTTTTATTATTTGGGTTGATAGCAGCGACTACTGGCTCTCCCGTTAGCTAACCAAGTTTTGCTTTTAGATACTGGGCAATAGCCGATTTTAGGATTATTTGTATTGCGCTCAAATAGTTTGCACGTTGAGCAGCGTTTGAACTGTGCCATACTATTATTTATTGAGGGTTATAGCTGTTTGTGGAACACATATCATGGTAAAAATTTTTCCGTCTTTGAGGTAGTCAACATCGTACTCCACCTCAAAGGTGCATACGTTGTAATCCCAATCGGAGATTGTACCGGTGATTGTTGTACCATTGCGGCGAGTTACTGTAACCTTATCGCCTTTGCTGAATTTGTTGGGTGTTGCCATTTTTCTTGTAGTTTTTATCGGTGTTGCTTTGTCGGTTTGAGTTACTGTGTTTCTCAAACACATTGCAAAGTTAATGTGTTATATTGAATATACCAAATATTTTGGCAAATATTTTTCGGTAAAATTTTCCAAGTAAATATAATGAGCTGAAATATAATGAATTTACTAAGTAAAATTTTAGTGTGTTATATAAACACATATTACAAAGTTTAGCTATCTTTGCGCTTAATAATAGATAAGCCAATTATTAACACCCCCACCCTTCCGGGATATAACACAACCAATATGAACAAAGCACTTAGGGCAAAAGTCAAGGAAAAGACTAAGGACACCCGCCTATCGGAGAAGTACCTCAATAAGCTAACCGAGCAACTTGGTGGAGGCATTGAGGATGATTCTACCGATGAGGAGGCAATCGAAAAGACTGCAACCCTTATAGCAGATGTAGCAACCGAAACTCAGGGTGAGGCTACACGCTGGGCGCAGAAAGCAAAGGGCAATGGCAAGACCAAACCCGCCAAAGATGACGATGACACGGACGATGATACGGACGATGACACCGCCACCAAAGGCACAAAGGGCAATGGCAAGACCAAGCCCGGTGATAACTCCGATGAGCGTATTGCCGCAATGGAAAAAGAGCTGAACGACTTGAAAGCTGAACGTGGCCGCGAGGCGCGTAAGGCCGAAATCAACGCAGCTTTTGAAAAGCACAAAATTCCCGCTTTTCTCCGCGACCGCCTCGGCAACTCCATTGCTGATGATGAGGACGTGGAAACCGCCGTGGCAGCACTCCGACAGGATTGTATCACAAACGGCCTTATTTCCGACAAAGCCGAGGGTGCAAAATCGGCAAGCGAAAAGCAGGTTGACGAAGCCGCTGACGCATTGCTGGAAACAATAACCGCTAAATAAAAATTTTTCAAGATGAAACGCAAGACAGCCTCCTTTGTGGGTACGCGCCCGATTTTTACGGGTAGCCCCTCAATCGTAATGGGCGGTTTTAACCTTGATGTTACGGGGCAGAAATTCCGTGTCGGCGATGTTATCCCCGCCGGAACGCCTGCCATTCGTAATGAGGAAACCCGTCTGGTGCAGGTAATCAAGACTGCAAAGGTCGTAGAGGTGGATGCGGAAAACTCAAAACTCGTTACCCTGTATGTCGATGAGTTTTATGCTCCGTGTTTCGCCGAGGGCGAGTTTGTGGGTATCGCCGGCGCAGATGCCGTTGCAATCGCCTCGGCTCCCAAAATCTCCGCCATTGAGGAAAAGGGCAACATTTATCGTATCACTCTTTCCGCTGCCATTACCGGGCTGAAAGCCGGCGATGTGATTGTGGAGCTTGTGAGCGATGGTGCCGCTACTCCCAAGACCAAAGAACGCGGCCTCGCAAACTCCGTCACCATCAAGGATAGGGTGGTGAGCGAGTTTGAAACTGACATTGACGTAACCGCCGACACCATGCAATACGCGCTCTACGAAAGGCGTGTATCGCCTATCCCCGACAGCCAGAAAGACGAAACCGGTGCTTTCCTCAAAGCCAACCCACACGTCAAGCTGACAAAATCGCTGTAATATCAACACAAAATTTTAATAAACCATGCCTACAAAGTCAATTTTTACAACTTTCACTGGCTTGCACAAGGCCGGCTCTCCGCTGGACTTGCTTGCAACGTGGCGTAAGACCTTTGACAAGGCTTCGGAGCGTGAGGTTGCTCTTTTCCAAAAGATGTATACCGATGGCTGGTTTACCTACAATACTCCGCAGATGTCGCTTACTGCCGAGGCTATTGTCGGTAAATACCAGATACGTTTCATGGCTACGCTCTTGGGCGATGAATCACCCTCGCCCCTGCGCCGGTCGGACGGCTTCGATGTCTGGACAAAGGAAATTCCCCGTGTCGGCCAGACTTTCGTAATGTTCGCCCGCGATTATCGTAAGCTCATGGAGGTTTACGAGAACCCCCGCCTCAAGGAGGCCGACAAGGTTAAGCAGATTGAAAAGACGCTCACACACCAGATGCAGGACGCATATCTCGGTTGCAAGGACGTGATGGACTTTATCGTTCTCATGGCTTTCTCCAACTGGGGCGTGGCTCAATTCGTACCCGCTATCAACAACCCCGGCGGCCGTGCCTACGAGGTGGACTATACCATGCCGGACGCAAACAAGCTCGTAAGCGTTCTGAACTGGACCACTGCAAATGTCAAGGCCGGCAAGCTCAACCCGATTCTTTTCCTTTCCGTCCTTTGCGCCGCCCTGCGCGCCCGTGGTGTTCAGCCCGGCGAAATCCTTATGTCGCAGGAACTCGCAACATGGCTGCGCATGAATGACGCTACCCGCCTACTGGCACACGGCACCGACAAGCAGGCGCAGACTGTCACCAAATCGGAATTTTCCGCGTTGCTGGAAGAAAACGAAATCCCCCCCATTACCGTTATCCAGCGCAAGATGGGTATCTCCCCGGACGGCAAGCGTCAAGCTATTGAGCCGTGGAATCCCAACTTTATCGCAATCAAGCCCGCCGGCGTTATCGGCGAAATCCAGCCCGCTATCGAGGACTCCGAGCTTATCGAGGAAGAGAATGTGGACTATCTCAACGCCGGCAATGGTATTCGTATCTCCAAGTGGCGCACAGGTGCATCCACGGGCCAGACCGCCGGCGAATACACCGAGGGCGCGGGCCGCTTGCTGCCCCTTATCACCGAGATTGGGCAGATTGTTTGCTTACAGGTACGCGGCTTAGAGGAAAAAGAGGTTGCCGCCGATGCAAACGGCACCACTGCCTACTACCGCACCAAAGCCGACTATGACGCTGCCGTAGCCGCCGCTACTCTTGAAACCGTCTAACCCTTTTGCTTTGCTATGAAACTGAAAGTAATTAAGCCTTTCAATGGCAAAGCAGAGGGTAAGACCCTTTGCCCCGGCGAGTTTATCCAGAGCAACGATGTTGAACGTATCAACGCGCTTGTAGGGCGTGGCTTTTGCGTTATCGTTGCACTGGATGACGCACCGGCCGCCTCCGAAACTGCCCCTACAAACCCCGTAGAGGCGGCAAGCGACCATGTAGAATTTCAAGGGAAACGCTATCACATAGAAACCATTAAGGCCGCACTGGGCATTATGGGTATTC